TATATTTTTTAACAAAAATCGGTGACTTTTTTGAAAGACGATATGATATATATTATATACCAAAGTTACAGAATAAAGATTAAAAATTAATATAAATTATGCGTGTATTAAAAAGAGATAAAACCACGGAGGAATTTCAGTTTGAAAAAATTGAAAATGCGATTCAGAAAGCGTTCGAATCTTGCGAAGTACCTGTAAATAAGATGGTTATAAAATGTATGCATGACCGTTTTAATGAAAAGGATGATATTACGGTAGATGTTGAGGAAATACAGGATGCTGTTGAAGATTGTTTGATGCTGTGGTGTCCACCGGTGGCTAAAAGGTATATTATATATAGGTATGAACATAAAGTAATCAGAGAGAGTAATAATAAACTCTATCGTGACATTACAAAGAAACTTATGGCAGAGGACGTACAGAACCAAAATGCAAATCTTGATGAACATTCATTTGGTGGACGAATGGGTGAGGTTAATAGGCTGGTGATGAAAGATTATGCCTTGAAGTATTGCATGTCAAGGAAATCACGCAATAACCATCTGAATAATGAAATTTATATTCATGACTTGGATTCTTATGCCGCAGGTATGCATAATTGCTTAAGTGTACCGTTTGATGAACTTCTTGCCAATGGTTTCAATACAAGACAGACTGATGTAAGACCTGCTAATAGTATTAACACAGCATTCCAATTAGTAGCTGTTTTGTTCCAACTACAATCACTTCAGCAGTTTGGCGGTGTAAGTGCAACACATCTTGACTGGACTATGGTTCCTTATGTAAGAAAATCATTTTTTAAGCATTTTGCCATTGGCGTAGAATCTATTACAGATTGTGTTATTTCAGATAATGAATATAATGATACACTTTCAATTGATGACCCTAAGTATAAAGAATATGGTGAAAAATGTTATAACTACGCATTAAAACGTACTAAAAAAGAACTTAAACAAGCCGTTGAGGGCATGTATCATAATCTTAACACCTTACAGTCACGTAGTGGAAACCAATTACCGTTTACAAGTATTAACTATGGCACGTGTACTTTAACGGAGGGACGTATGGTAATTAAGGCTTTGTTAGAGGGTTCGTTAGCTGGTGTTGGTAAATTCCATAAAACACCAATTTTCCCTTGTGGAATTTTCCAAATGATGAGTGGTGTTAATAGAAAAGAGGGAGAACCTAACTATGATTTGTTTAAACTCGCCTTGAAATCCACTTCACAGAGATTATATCCTAACTATGCTAATTGTGATTGGAGTGGAAACGCAGGATATGATAAGAATGACCCTAAGACATATTTCTCCACAATGGGATGCCGTACAGCCAACGGCTTCGATATTAATGGTTTAGGACAACAAAAGGATGGTCGTGGAAACATTTGTCCTGTTACGATTATTATGCCAACACTTGCAATGCAAGCAAAAGAAAAAATTGAAGAAAAGGCAATTAAGGAAGAAAGAAAATATTCAAACGACGAGGTTGTTGCTGAGTTTATGAAAATTCTTGATAAGAAGATTTCAGAGGCTAAGGACATGCTTATTGAACGTTTTGAATGGATTTGCAAACAAAGTCCTGCTTCCGCTAAGTTTATGTGGGAAAATAATACTATGGCGGGATATGTGCCTGAAGAAGGTATTAGGTCAGCACTCAAACATGGTACAATTGTGATAGGACAACTTGGTTTGGCCGAAACATTACAAGTCCTTATTCATACAGACCACACAACAGAAGATGGAATGAATCTTGCAAAGGAAATAGAAGGTTTGTTCAAGAAACGTTGTGCCGAATACAAAGAAAAATATAAATTGAATTTTGGTGTATATTACACCCCTGCTGAAAATCTTTGTTATACGGCAATGAAGAAATTCAAAGACAAGTACGGTACTATACCTAATGTTTCAGATAGGGAATATTTCACTAATTCAATGCACGTTCCTGTATGGAAAAAGATGACACCGTTTGAGAAAATCGATATTGAGTCTCAATTGACTGGTTATTCTTCAGCCGGTTGTATTACTTACGTTGAATTACCAAGTACAACAAAGAATAATATTGAAGCACTTGAAACTATTGTTAGTTATGCTATGGATAAGGACATTCCATACTTTGCCGTTAATATTCCGGTAGACAACTGTAATTCTTGTGGGTATTCAGATGAAATGGGTGATACATGTCCGATATGTGGAAGTAGTGATATTAGTAGATTAAGGAGAGTAACCGGATATCTCACCGGCGACTTCAAGACGGCATTTAACTACGGTAAACAGTGTGAAACAGAAGAAAGAGTAAAGCATATTGAAGAATTTTAAATGAAGGTTTTAAATGTAACATATCCTGATGTAAATAATGGTTTGGGCTGTCGTGCTACTTTATGGGTGGCCGGCTGCTCACATCATTGTAAAGGGTGTCATAATAAAGAAACATGGTCATTTGATTGTGGTGAGGAATTTGATGAAGAATATAAACAAAAATTATTTGATATTATTTCATTACCATATATTAAAGGCTTAACACTATCCGGTGGAGACCCATTAGACAGTTATGACGATGTTCTTTCTTTGTTAGAGGATTTTTACGATAAATTCGGTGAAACAAAGGATGTTTGGCTTTACACTGGATATACAATGGAAGAATTAGTTGCTAATGGGTGGAAAAAAATATTAAATTATGTTAATTATGTTGTTGATGGTAGATATGAAGAAGATAAACGTGATGTGTCTTTAGCATTCAGAGGCTCTAAAAATCAAACAATATATGAAAAATGTGGTACACATTTTATAAAAAGTGAATTAAATAATGGAAAATAACTATTTAAATAAATTTTTGACAGCGGTATTCGCTGGTATCGCAATTTCAATAGGTGGATTGGCGTTTCTTACAATGGGGAATCTTATCGGTCCTATTTTATTTACATTTGGCCTTATAACGGTAGTGCATTATAAGTTGGCATTATATACAGGAACGGTAGGCTTTCTTGAATTGGTTGGATTTAATAATCAAGTACTAACAAATTGGAAGATAATATTGACAGTTATATTAGGTAATATAATTGGGTGTGGCATAGTTGCATTATTGGCAAGTTATGGCAATTTTACATTTGCAATTACTGCTAATAGTATAGTAATGTCAAGACTATCACAGCCGATTATTTCTGTTATTATTAGAGCAATCGGATGTGGAATGATTATGAGCACTGCTGTACAATTTGCAAGGGAAGGAAAATTTCTCCCATTATTGTTCGGTGTACCGTTGTTTATATATTGTGGTTTCTATCATAGTATTGCAGATACATTCTATTATGCTTTTTCAATGATTAAACCTACTGTATCGATGTTATTTACGTTAGCAATGACATATTTCGGTAATTACCTTGGATGCAGTGCTTATAAACTATTTTTAAAAATAGACAAATAATCTCAGAACACCTATATTTAATATTATAGGTGTTTTATTTTATACAATATGGCAAGAACTCAACACTATGGAATTAAATTTCCTTTTAATGTTAAAAGTGATGAAAAAACATTTGTCGATTTAGATACTACAGCAGGAGAAGGTATAAAATCACAAATTATGCATCTTATCTTTACCCCAATTGGACAAAGGATAAGAAGACCTCTTTTTGGTTCTAAACTCATACAGTTTATTTTCAATCCAAACGATAATCAGACGTATGGTGATGTCGTATCGGAAATAAAGGATATGGTAAAGAGGAATATACCTAATTGCAGTCTTGATGATATAAATGTCTATGAAATCAATGATGGTTTAGGGCTTGTTGCAAGTATAAAATACAGCGTTAGCGAAAATGGTGGAACAACCCAATATCAAATAATGACTAATTTGTAATTCAAATAAAGAATTTTAATTAAATAATATGGCAGAGAGTAGAATACAATATTCAGCAAGGAATTTTGATGATTTTAGAAAAGCGTTATTGGATATTTCAATGAAGTATTATCCTGACTTAGCAGACAGTTATAATGATGCTTCAGTGGGGAGCTGGTTTCTCGATTTGTTTGCTGATGTGGCTGATGCTTTAAATTATCATATTGATAGGACGTATCAAGAAACTTCGGTCAATGCAGCCGGCCAGAGAAGTTCTTTGTTGAGTATTGCAAGAAATAATGGCTTGAAGGTTCCTGGTAAAAAGGCTGCTGTTGTGGAGATTGAACTTTCTTGTGAGTTACCTTTAAATGCACAAGGTAGTGAAGCAACCGGTAATTTAAGGGAGGCTGATGAGAATTATGCCCCATATGTTAAGCGTGGCACATTATTTTCTACCGGACTTGTAACTTTTGAATTAGTTAATGATGTGGATTTTAAAGAACAATTTGATGAAAATGGCATATCAAATAGACAGATAATACCAAATCACGATTCAAATGGTAACATTATAAGCTACACATATAAAAAATTAGGTATTGCCGTTGCCGGACAAAGTAAAGTTTACAAAAGGGTTATCTCAAACAGTGATATTAAACCTTTTATGAGCGTATTGTTGCAAGATAAGGATATTCTTGGTGTTGAAAGTATTCTTGTTAAACAAGGAACTGACTTGTCTACAAATCCTATGATAAAGGATTATAGTGTAGATAAAGAGACTTTTGAAGATAAGGATGGAAAACCAATTAATAGGTATTTTGAAGTTGATAACCTTGCAGAACAATATAGGTTTGGGGTTAATGAAAACGCCCCCACATGGGAAACTGAAACAACAAGTTATGCAACAACATTTGATGGTGAACAAGTTCAGTTTGAAAAGGCGATTCAGATAACTCATGTTGCAAAAGGACAATGGAAACGTCTTAAAAATAAGTTTACAACTGAGTTTACAGACAATAATTCACTTAAAATAACATTTGGTGCAGGACTTAAAAATGAATATGGTACAATTCCGACTGATGCAAGATTATTTACACAATATATAATGTCCAGAATGGAGGCTAATGATTATATGGGCGTATTACCTGAGCCGAATACGACAATGTATATACTTTACAGAGTTGGTGGTGGAGAACAGAGTAATATCGCAAAAGATACACTTACAAATATAATCAATTTAAGTATGACGATTGACGGTAACTGCGATGATGGCGAAGATTCAAGAAAGAAACGTAACGTTAAAAATTCATTAAAGGTTACTAATACAACACCTTCTTATGGCGGTAAGGATGAACCATCAGATGAGGAACTTAGACAGTTAATCAAATACAATTCTGCTGCCAAGAATCGTTGTGTTACGTTACATGATTATGTTGCGAGGATAAATGAATTACCGGCAAAATACGGTACACCATTCCGTTGTGGAGTAATTGAGGAAAACAATAAGGTCGTAATATATACGCTTGGTCTTGATGCCGAAGGACACTTAGAGCCTAAATTATCTGAATATGTTGCAAATAATATAAAGGAATATCTGTCAATGTATAGGATGATTAATGACTTTGTTGAAATACGTTCCGGTAAAGTTATAAACGTTTCATTTGAGGTTGATATTTTCGTTGACAAAACATATGAAAAATCTGAAGTAGTTAAGAGGGTTATCGAAAAAATAACTGAATATATGGACATACGTAATCACTTAATGGGCGATGAGTATTTTATTGGCGATTTGGAGAAGGAGATTTCAAAACTTGATGGCGTTAAGAACCTTATTGATTTAAGGGTTTACAATAAAGTCGGTACGGAAAACGGATATTCGGCTGATGAAACAACACAACAACTGATTGACCCGAATGATTGCTGCTATGATGAGTATGGTGAAGGAAGTAGTAATTTTGATAGAAGAATAGACCTTAAAGCAAGTGACAAGATTTTATTCACTGAGGCAAATAGTCTATTGGAAATCAAATATCCTAACCGTGATATAAGGGTAAATGTACGTGAGAGATAAATTTTTTATTATTAAAATATAGACAACATGAAGAAATTATTTATTACAATTTTTGGACTTTTGTTGTTTGTCGGATGTGTAAAAGAATTTCCAAGTCCAATGGGAGTTTCAAAAGAAGAAATTAAGGCAAACGTTGAGAAGGTTTTTGGAACT